TCCTTCCTGCTCTTCAAAAAATCCCACATTGGAATGAAATGTCAGATGGACAACGAGGTGCTCTCCTTAGTTTTGCGTACAATCTTGGTGCTGGGTTCTATGGTGGGGATAATTTTAATACTATTTCCAAACGACTGAAAAATAGAGAATGGAACCTGGTTCCAGATGCTCTTTATCTCTATCGCAATCCTGGTTCTAATGTAGAAGCAGGACTTGCTCGTAGAAGAAAAGCAGAAGGTGAATCCTGGAAGAAAGGATAAATAACGTTACAATACTGATTCTTGATCTCAATGGTCTGAATCTACATAGTCCGAATCCTCTGTGGTTTGGTGAATACTTTACTTTTTAAACATAACTTCGGTTTGTTTTGTTTAGTACACACTGAACTCACAGAGGATTTTTATGTCTTACGCTAAAAGGGCGCTTGTTGGAGCGTCTGCTTTATTGATGGGAACAAGTGCATTACCAGCATTATCACACACTAACGCTATTGGTTATGTTGGAGATGGAACTGGTGGAGTAACATTCTGGTATGGAACTTACCACCAAGGAACAACTTTCAACGAAGGTGAGTTAAAACTTGAAGGTGCCAACGGAACAAGTTATACAACAACTATCAATCAGTTCAACCTGCTTGAACAAACTCTTCCAGCAGGACTTGACCCAAACACAAACTATTTCACTACTGATGGAACACAACTTGTTCCTTGGGATGCCAATGTTGCTCCTGCTGGTGGTACTTATACCTGGCAGGGTTTCAATGTTGTTGGACTATCTGCTGGTGATTATACCTTTACCTATATTCCTTTGGGTGATGCAGAATCATATCAACCAACTGGAACTCCAACGATGGAGTGGGCACCAATAAATGAACCTATTCGTTCTTATACTGTAACTCTTTCTGCTGGACTTATCTCTGGTGATGCTAATCAGAATGGTATTCTTGACATCTATGAGTTTGGAACAGTAACCACACCACCACCATCATCAACCCCCACAGTAGTATCATCTGCTGCTGGAACTCCTGTTGTTACTACTAGTACTTCTTCTGGTACAAGAACGGAAACCTCAACACAAGACCGTTACGTTTTTGATACTGTCGCTGACACTAGAACTTATTATGTGGATACTGTTGTAACAACAATCCCTACAACCACAACAGTTACATCAACAACTCCAACGACTGTTGATACTTATAGTGATGGTTCAACTGTAACAACTAACGGAACAACCACTACATCATCATCCACTTCTGATTCTGGTGCTGGAACTTCTGTTGTAACACAATCAACGGTTCCTGTATGGGTAGAGACCAGAACCTATGACGTTCAGAGAAGTGCCTATGCTCCCTCTGGTGCTGTTCCAACTGTTGTTAATACTCACAGATATACTCCTACTGAGAATGGTGCTCAACAGAAGGTCAATCATCATACAACAACAGGAGTTACCACACCAACAGTTAGAACTGTAACTACAACCGCAGTTTATACAAGAGTTCATACTGATGGTTCACCTGATTTAGTAACCACAGATCCATCTGTTATCACCTATGAGACCAGCACATCGTATGCTGAATCATATGCTTCCAAGGATTACTTCGGTCGTATTGATCAACTGCAAACTTTGGATAAGGTTGCTCTTGGTAGCAACCGTCTGTTGAATCATCTTCCTTCCAGAACTAATCAGAAGGTTAGAGTATTCAATAATAACAGAATGATGTGGTCTAATGTTGATGGATATGACGCATTCACATCATCATATGGTGGTGGTTTGGAGATTGATCTCAGCAAGGGATGGACTATTGGTGGTCAGTACAATACATTGAATACTAAACTGAATGGTGCAGACAGCACTTCCAATATGAATAGAGAGCACTTCGGTGTCTTCAATAGTTTCCACGGTAAGCATCTGTCACTGATTACTAACGGTGGATATTCAAATGATAAGTATGATTATTCCAGAACTGTACAAGGTATCTTTGATAACAGAGGTAAGACAGAAGGTAATCAGTGGTGGGTAAACAATAGATTGTATGCACATCTTGGTCGCAGTGTTCATCCATTCATCGGACACACAGTTAGAAATGTAACTAGAAATGCATATACTGAGTCAGGTGATGCTCGTTCAGCAAGAACTGTTGCTGCATATGATAAGACAACTCACGTTGGTGAAGCAGGACTCAGATTGGAAACAAGATTTGGTGGTAAAAAAAATGACCTTATTGGTATGAGTGTTGAAGGTTCTTATGCTACCGATAACTCCTATGATGTTGTTGCTGCTATGGATTTAAATCAGGTCATCTATATTGAAGGATCCCACGGTAATGTAGATGGTGTTACTAACAACACTGTCGCTGCAAAAGTTAAATTCAGATTCTAAAAATCTAAATAAGATGAGGTTTAAATACTACGATGGAATTTCTCAACAATAAGAAAAAGGAGAATGCTTTGGGACAATTGATTCGTATTGCTATCTTGAGTTGGTCTGCTGCTCTTTTAACCGCATCATATGCTGGTCTTCTTTCTAAGATGGACCCAACTTTTATTGCAACAGTATTCACAGCATCTGCTGCTACCTTTGGTATTAATACCATGAAGAAAGGTGGTGACGATGATGATGATAAAAAGGAAGAACAAAGAACTGAGTATGTAGTTACTCCTTCTGAACCAGCACCTATCTGGAATGAAGAAGTAGCAGCTGCTCCATCATCTCTTGAAGAAAGAGTAGAAGCACTTGAAACGAAAGTTGAAGGTGAAGGTGAAGAGGGCGAAGGTTTTGTAACCCCCCGTAGAGGAGACCTCTGATGTCTAAGTCACCAAATAAAGGTAAGAAAGGTTCTGCTGGTAATAAAAAGCAGAATCAAGGAAACGCAACTGCTAAGAAGGCGAAGAATGGTGGCAAGAAGAAGTAATGGAACTCATTGCTTTTTTAATAGTTGGTTATGCCGAAATTAGTCCTGGTAGTTGCCAGGTTGATTATTTTAGATACAATGAAGTTCATTCGCTCGTAATCCCGTGCCACGAGAATGGAACACTCCTAAAAGGGAGTGTTGGAATGCTCCCATCCATAAAATACTCCAAGCAATAGATAATCACACCCGTCTTTTTTTAGAGACGGGTGATTTTTGGCATCAAGAACAAGCACAGATACTAAGAAAATATGTCAAAGACCTAAAGGTTTGGATTCACAAACAAGAAGGTTGGTGGGACGAGTAAATCTTGACAGAATCTAAATAAAAACTTATAATGCTTATAACCCACTGAAAGGTGGGTTTTTTCATAATGAGATCTTGAGTGACAATTAGAGCCGAGGAAGGTGCCCGCTGAGAGGTTGGGTGTACCCCCCTTCTATTCGGATGTAGAGTTCAATTAAATTTAGTGCAAAACTTCTTTACTGTAGCCCTGCCCCTTCTGGCAACGGTTACAACCAATGCGGCAACACTGCCATTCATAAACTACAAGATGCAGGGACCTCCCCCGCCTTTCACAATTGAACAATTGAATCTTGTAGATGAGAAGACAGCGACCAAAGAGGTTGCTCCCGAAAAACCTAAAGAGACAAGGTTAATTTGTAAAGGGTGTAATGAGAATGAAAATACCGCACTTGCATTCTTGCAAGATGAAGGTATTACTGACAGAAACGCCCTTGCCACCGTCATGGGTAATATTAAGCAAGAATCTGGATTCGTGCCTAATATCTGTGAAGGTGGTTGGAGAACACATTACAGCGGCTGCGGTCGTGGTTATGGGTTAATCCAATGGACATCTGCCAACCGTTATTATGGATTGGGTGATTTTGCTAAGAAGTATGAGGGAAATCCTTCAACACTTCACACGCAACTTCGTTATATGACAAATGAAGTTCAGTGGAAAAGAATCGAACAACACATGAAAACTCCTGGTCGTTCGATTAATTCCTACATGGACGCTGCGTATAGTTGGATTGGTTGGGGCATTCATGGTGCTCGCACACATTATGCTCATGAGTATGCTAACCGACTGATCACGGTAGAGGTTTGATAAAATAGAATATAGACAATAGAATAATAAATAGAGAGGAGTGGTTGCTACTCCTCTTTTTTTTATGTTTAATTTTAACTTCGGTAAGAAGAAACCAGATAAGAACCAGATAATCCTTATAAGCGTCATACTCAGTGGTATTGTAGCAACCCTCTCTCAATGCACAGGAACGTCCCAGGAGCGTCTCTGGGACCTTCTAGACGAGGCACAGAGGACTCTGTTCCCTCAGACCATTATCAACGACATACTGCTTCAAGACCCTGGTGTGGTTGATAGAAGAATTAAGAGAGATGTGGACAAAGCAATCAGAGATTATGAACGCTTGACGGGGGATGATGGAACCGTTAGAATACCTTTGCCACGGTTGATAGAGAAAGCTCCAGATAACTCTGAGGCTCAGAAACTATTAGGTGGTGAGATGAGATTATGTTCTCCATGGATTGACGACTGTATTAAGAATGATTGAAACTGTAATTGCTGGACTGACTTGTGGAATCGCTACTTTCTATGGAATGGGTGACGGATTTCATGGTAATCGTACTGCTAACGGGGAAGTATTCGATGCTTATCGATGGACTGCTGCCCATCCGTATCTTCCAATGGGTACTAAGATCCGTGTTACCAACCAAGATAATATGAAACAAGTCATCGTAAAAGTAAATGATCGTGGTCCTTATAGTCATGCAGATATTGATTTAAGTTATGCTGCATTTGCTCACATTGAATCTGCACGTAAAGGAAATGCTACTGTTTGTTGGAGGGTTGTAGGATGAAAAAACTGATTGCTCTTGCTCTGATTCTTTCTGGTGCTCCTGCACTTGCAACACCAGAACAAACTTATTATCGTCCATTTCGTTATGAAACTCCTTGTTTGTTGGAGCAAGGACTTCAAACCTATCCTGATACTTGTGTGGTGATTGAAACCCGTGAGAAAGGTGGAGC